AGCAGGATTTGTAACCCTGCTGTCTGCTCAGAAAACTGGGCTTCTCGGTGGAGAGTCGTAAGACTCCACACTGACGATCCTTCAGCCTAATTTGGGCTTTGGGTAAATGTAGACGTATAGAAGCCAACCAATCCTAACGGAGTTGCTGACATGAATAACTATACATCTCTGGTGGCCGGCCTTGTACAGGCTGTCTTTAGAGACATCCTAGCACAGTACCCCTCCATGGAGCGTGAGCTGACGAACTTAAACGCCCGCTTGCACTCTATTGAAGAAGAAAGAGGTCTTGGTTTTTATACCTTGACACTCCCCTCCATCGGAAAATGGTTCGATAGATCCATATCCCGTGGAGCTCTCTTTCGTGATGGCAACTATCCTCTTCATAAGAGGAGATCGCCTAACGATACGAGGCCCGTGTTTTTACACGGTCTCTATTCGAGAGTCTTCGATGAACGTGGAACGCTTTTGGCTGCGCCCGATCCCAACGCAATCTTTCTCCTTCGCGAGGTTTACTACTTCGCGAAGAAGCTTCGATTGGATTGTTCACAGGAGAAGGTTAATGAAGCAATTTCTGACTTCATTAAGATCGAGGAAAATCTTCCTCGTCCTTGGCCTAACACTTGGGACAGTGATGTCCCAACTTGGTCTAGCAGATCAGGGCACCCTCTTTGGGGACCTGATGCGGACTTGGATGAACCACCTCGCCTCTTAGAAGAGGCTGTGGTGGAACATTCGAGAATCCCTTCCTTCATGTGGGATACCTTCCACCGGCTCTGCCGAATGGTTAGTGCCTCATTTGGGGAAGTAGACGTGTGGGCCTTACAGCCAAAGCACGGACCTGGCGTTGTTGCTGATTCTTCGAAACATACTGTAAAGTATGACTTCGAGAATTGGCCAGCAAAGCTGGAGAACCTGTTTCCCTTTGATTGGTTTGGTAGCCATGACTTAGGTCTAAGCCGCCAACCCAGTTCTAGGGAGATACCTTCCAAAATGGCATGCGTTCCAAAAACGCAGAAGGGACCCCGCATCATAGCGAGTGAACCGACTGCCCATCAGTGGATCCAACAAGGAATCCGCAGGTGGTTTGAGGAACTACTACGTCGTCATCCCCTTGGTCTTTCCATTGACTTTAGAAGTCAGGAATATTCCAGGGAGCTGGCTCGGACATCGTCTCTTGATCAGCAGTATTGCACTGTTGACCTGAGTTCGGCGTCTGATCGCCTTTCGGCGAGGCTCGTAGAGTACGTCTTTCAGGGTAACACATCCCTGTTGGACGCACTGCATGCGTGCAGGTCGAGAATGATTAAGATCCCTAAGGAGTTAAATCCCCAGGATCAAACTAAGGACATACATCTGCAGTTGCGGAAGTATGCTCCTCAGGGCTCAGCCTGTACGTTTCCAGTGCAATCTGTGATCTTCACGATCATAGCACATTTCGCTATCATGCTGACAAGGCATGATGACGATGTGTCACTGGAGGCATTTAGGAAGCGGTCCTCAATGGTCCGCGTCTTTGGGGACGATATTATCGTTCCCAATGATGCATACATGGTACTGACCATCCTAATGGATGAGTTAGGTCTCAAGGTAAACACCGACAAGTCCTTTGCGGAAGGTTTCTTCCGTGAGGCTTGCGGCATGGACGCT